GGTTTCTTAGAGTGTAATGGTGCAGCCGTTTCAAGATCAACTTACTCGGCATTATTTGCAATCGTAAGTACAACTTACGGGGCTGGAGATGGTGCATCTACTTTTAATTTACCGGACTTGCAAGATAACGTTGCAATGGGTAAATCTGGAACTAAAGCTTTAGCATCAACTGGTGGAGCAAATACAGTAGCCGCTTCAGGTACAGTGGGTGGTTCTACAGCGAATGCAACTTTATCAACAGCACAACTTGCATCTCACTCACACAGTTACTTAGAAGGACAAAACAATAATCCAGTCCCTAATCAAAGAGGAGCTACTGTAAGAAATAACGTATCAAATTCTGGTACCACTCAAAACACAGGTTCTGGGACAGGTCACTCTCATAACATGAGTGCAACTTTTACAGGTAGTGCAACTTCAGTTGTTCAACCTTATTTAACAATTATTTATATTATTAAGACGTAGGAGAAATTATGGCAACAAACGCAACATGGACAGTAGTATTTGATGATAAACTGGTTATAAAAAATACTGGTGCAGAGTCTGGAACTGGATATGAAATTGTTGATAATGATTTTTGGGGGTTAGCTAAATGGAATAACATTTGGGCTATTCAATATGGAACAAGCAATCCAAATGATACTGTAGAATATAGAGATACAACTCCACACTCTACTTGGGAAGATGCAAACTTAGGTGATTTTCAAGACTTTATTACTAGATGGGATTCAGCTCACTTATCTCAATTACAAGCTAATTGGGACAACGATAATGAAGAAGGTGAAAGTGAGTCTGATAAAATCGCTAGATTAGGTGCAAGACCTACTTCTTATTCATCTTAACTAATAAAATCTCTTAAATTCATCCAAGAAGTAAGTAAATATTTTTCACCTGCTAAAGGTGGATTACCTCTGTGCACATATGGAAAACCAGCCGGCCATATAACTATTCTACCTGTAACTGGTTTAACTCTTTTTGAAAAATGTAAAAATTCTGTTTCTCCACCTTCTTCTACAGTGTTTAAATAAATTGACCATACAAAAGCCCTAGCGGCATTTTCTATATCTTTTCCATGTTCTACATGCCATATATGATAGCCTTGTGTTGGCAACGTTTTTTGTATTTTAATAGTGGTATAAAAAAAATTATCAACGCCATAGGCACCTAACGCTCCTACTTCATTTTTATAGTGATGCCATGCTTGTTCAAAATTAGCTTTTAAAGTTATTAAATTTTCTTTCCAGTGTAAATGATTTTGTGGTTTACAAAAATATTGTTCATCTTTTTTTGTGTGAGAATCCGCATTTTCAAATTCAAATCTATTTAAAGTATTATTCATTTGATGTTGATCATCAAACATTTCAATAACTCTTTTACAATCATGAGCAGGGATGTAACCATCATAAACTCCGATAAAATTTTCTATAGTTTCTTTCCTCATATTTTCTCCTTTTATACATGTAAAAAACAATTAATGCAATATCTAGTCCCTTCAATTATAGGTTCTGTTCCATGTATCCAAATGGGTTCAGCTGGAAAAATTATTGCATCTCCTGTTTTAAACACTTCTTTGATTTGACCACCAAAAAATCTAAATTCGCCTCCTTGATAATTTTCATTTAAATTTAAACTACAAGAAGCTCTTTCTATAGTGCCTACATCAGCATGATCTTTTATACACTGGCCTTTTTCATATTTTAATATTCTTATATTGCTAGATGATGAAATTAAAAGATTATTAAAATCAGGACTTATTTTTTTATTTTTAATATGCAAAACATAGTTTGTAACTACTATATTAATGTAATTTCTAGCTTGATTAAAAGCATAAAGAATGTCTTCATTTGGATTTTCTATTCTAGAAAGATCTAAAGATTTAAAATTGTCGTCTTCATGTTTTTGAGTTTCAAATTTATAGCTTCTTTCTGTGTCATGAAGTTGAGGGTATTTTTCAAATACTTGTATTATTTTTTCACACGTATTTTTAGGTATTAAACCATTAATTCTATATTTTAAATCTGCTATTTTATGGTCATAAGGCATAATTTATGCTACTTTCATTCTTTTAAAAACTAATATATAAGCTATTATATGTTACAAAAATTAAAATTCAAGCCAGGTTTTAACAAACAAGATACAGAATCAGGGGCAGAAGGCCAATGGACTGATGGTGATTTTGTTAGATTTAGATATGGATTACCTGAAAAAATAGGTGGCTGGTTACAATTAACAGCAGCTAATAAAACATTACCTGGAGCTGCAAGAGCACAGGTTGCATTTTCAAGTTTTGCAGGTGAAAAATATTCTGCTATTGGAACGTCTCAAGGTTTATTTCTTTATTATGGTAATGACTTTTATGACATTACTCCTTTAGATACAGCAATTACTGGATGCACATTAACAACTGTTAATGCATCTCAAACTGTAACTATTAACAAAGGATCACATGGTCTAGCTGTGGGAAGATACGTAACTCTTTCATCGGTAACTGTTACAGGAGCATCTGATTTTACAGCAGCAGAACTAGAACAAGTTTATGAAATCTTAACTGTACCTGATGTAGATAAATTTACTGTTCAAGCTTCACGTGCTGAAGGAGGATCTGGTATGACTGCAGCAGGAGCTGCAACTGTTAATCCATATGTTGAAGTTGGACCAACTACACAAACAACTGGATTTGGTTGGAGCACATCTACGTGGGGAGCATCAACATGGGGGACAGCAAGAGCTACAAGCTCTGTAATTCTTGATCCAGGAAACTGGAGTCTTGATAACTTTGGTCAGGTATTAGTTGCAACTATATTTGATGGCAAAACTTTTACATGGAATGCAGGGGCGTCAAATCCAAGAGCTCAACGCGCATCATTAACCACATCAGGCTTTGCAACCGGTAACAATCCTACAGCCAGCAGATTTACTTTAGTGTCTGATAGAGATAGACACTTATTTCACTTTGGAACTGAAACAACTATTGGAGATGTGACCACACAAGATCCGATGTTTGTAAGATTTTCTAATCAAGAAGATTTAAATACATACACGCCAACGGCTACCAACACTGCAGGTACATTTAGATTAGATACCGGTAATGAAATACGAGCAGCCATTCAAGGTAAAGATTATGTTTTTGTTATAACTGATCTTGCTGCATATGTGATTCAATTTGTTGGTCCACCTTTTACATTTAGTGTTAGACAAGTTGGTACTAACTGTGGATGTATTAGTCAGCATGCAGCGACCTTTGTTAATGGTGCTGTGTTTTGGATGGGATCGCAAGGGGGATTTTTTGTATTTGATGGTACAGTAAAATCATTACCATCACTTGTAGAAGATTTTGTATTTAGCACAGACGGAGATAATCTTGGATTAAACTTTAATTCTAGAGATGTTATATTTGCAGGATCAAATAATTTATATACAGAAGTAAATTGGTTTTATCCAAAATCAGGATCTGAACAGATTGATCGATGTGTAACTTATAATTATGCTGAAAACTGTTGGACAACATCGTCTCTAGATAGAACAACATATCAAGATCAAAGTGTATTTGATAATCCATATGCTACAGATTATGATGATACATTGACACCAGTATTTCCTGATATATTAGGAATTACAAATAAATATGGTGCTAGTATTTACTACGAACACGAACAAGGCACAGATCAAGTCAACAGTACGGCGACAACAGCTATCCCTGCATTTATTAGATCTGGGGATTGGGATATAACATCTAGACGTAGTGCTCTTGGTCAAGCAACAGGTGTGGCTGATTACAGAGGAGATGGTGAGTTTTTTATGGCTGTTAGACGATTTATACCTGATTTTAAATATCAACAAGGTAACGCTAAAGTAACTTTATTGGTTAGTGCATATCCAGACGATGTGGCTGTAAGTTCTCCACTTGGACCCTTTACAGTTAC